CTTCGGGTTTCTTAAAGATCCTACAGGTAACCGGCGCTTTCTACCTATTACGCTGAACGGCGAACGGGCCACTAAGTGCGTGAAGGTTGACCTGACAGACGAAGAAGTAGACCAAATCTGGGCCGAAGCTTTACAGCTTTACAAAGCCGGCGAAAAGCTTTATTTGGGCGAAGAAGCTGCGATACAGGCTAAACGCCTGCAAGCTGAACATATGGAAGCGGACGAGCGTGGAGGTCTTATTGAATCCTTCCTTTCTAGGCTGCTGCCTAAGGACTGGAACGATTATGACATATTTGCGAGGCAGGCGTTCTTTGCAGACTACGCCAATACCGACGGCGTTAAGGCCCGTACTCAGGTGACCGTCGCGGAGGTCTGGGTCGAGTGCCTGAACAAGCCACGAGAAGACATGAGTAAGTACAACACGCGCGAGATAAACGACACGCTGAAAGTATTAGGCTGGCGGTTTAGCGGTAAAGTTGACAGCGTGGCGCAGTATGGAAAGCAGCGAATATTTATAAAATTAATTTGAGTATTTGTCAAACTTTCTTTAATATTACAAACACTAAAAAACTACTTATGAACAGTTCAGAAAAATCTATCGAAAAGAAGCTGCGCCTAGGCATTGAGAAGCTAGGCGGCCTTTGCTTAAAATTCCCGGCTACGTTCTTTGCCGGTATACCTGACCGGCTTTGTATCATGCCCGGCGGTCTGGTTTTCTTTGTCGAGACTAAAGGCGAAGGCCTAAGAGCTAGCCCGCGCCAGTTGCTTGTTGCTAGGAAGCTGGAATCTTTGGGTATTAAGGTTTACATGGCTAACAGCGAGGCCATGATTAACGACTTACTCAGGAGCGCTGCGGCGGTTTACGAGAAACCTAAAGGCTTGACGCCTGAAGAGGAAAAGGAGTTAGCCGAATTGGTCGAAGCTAGGCGTAGGATTATAAACGACGAGCCGAGCGATGATATTAGTGTTAAAGATCTAGCTAGGCTATTTGAATTAATTAAACTAAAAAAGTGCTAAACCTCACTAACCTCCACGACTACCAGCGTTTTGGTGTTAAGCATATCCTAGCCAACGAGGGCGCGGGGTTGTTTCTTGATATGGGTTTAGGCAAAACGGTGACTACTTTAACGGCTATTGTCGAACTTATAGAAAGCTTAGAGGTGGCCCGCGTTCTGGTTGTTGCTCCTAAGCGCGTGGCGCAAAGCGTCTGGCGGCAGGAAGCGGAGCTTTGGGAGCATACCGCCGGGCTATCGTTTAGCCTAGTAGCAGGAACGGTTAAGCAGCGCCGCGCCGCGTTGGAGGTAAGCGCAGACGTTCACCTAATCAGTCGGGATAATGTGCCGTGGCTTTGTGACCTGTACGGCGGCGGGTTCCTTCCGTTCGATATGCTTATTCTCGACGAGCTTAGCAGTTTTAAGAATCACCAAAGCCAAAGGTTCAAAGCGCTTAAGCGGGTTCGCAAGTCAATTAACCGCGTTGTTGGGTTAACCGGAACGCCGGCACCTAACGGACTTACTGACCTTTGGGCGCAAGTCTACCTACTCGACAACGGCGAACGTTTAGGACATAGCATAGGCCGATATCGTGAACAATACTTTAGACCGGACAAGCGTAACGCCAGTATAGTCTACAGCTACGCGGTTAAGGGCGAAGGCGCTACTAATCAGATCTATGACGCGATCGGAGATATTTGCATTTCAATGAAAGCGGAGGATTATTTAGACATGCCTGACAAGATAGTTATTGATACGCCCGTTTACTTTGACACGGAGACGGCGGCGAAGTACAAAGCCTTTGAGCAGGAACTGGTTTTGAACCTGTTAAGCGAGTTAGGCGAAAAGGAGATAAGTGTAGCGACCGCAGCGGCGTTGTCGAATAAGTTGTTACAGTTCGGGAACGGCGCGGTATATGACGAAGACCGGGCGGTGCATAAGGTCCATGACCTGAAGTTGGAGGCGTTGGAAGAAATACGCGAAGCGGCGAACGGCAGACCTTTACTTGTTGCCGTTGCGTTCAAGCACGATGCCAGTCGGATCTTGGTTAGGTACGGTAAGAAAATACGCGCGCGGGCGTTGGACGGTCAGCAGGATATTGACGACTGGAACGTCGGGCTTGTTGATATGTTGGTGCTGCACCCGGCTAGCGGAGGCCACGGCCTGAACATACAGCACGGTTCGAATTACGTCGTATGGTTTGGACTTAATTGGTCGCTAGAGTTGTACAAACAATTAATCGCTAGGTTGTGGAGGCAAGGCCAAAAGGCTAAGCAGGTTTTCATTTATCGGATCATCACTAATGGTACAATGGACGAGCGGGTTATTAAGTCCTTAGCCGCGAAGGACGAAACAGAAGGCGAACTGATGGGCGCCGTTAAGGCGGACGCCAGCATGATCAGCGCCGTAAAGGATTTAATTGAAAAATATGTATAGAGAAAGATTTAAAATAGCTTTTACAGGTTTTGCGCAGGTTTTCTTTGTTAGCGTTAACACTTACTTTCTAGCGAACTCCTTTTATCTAGGGGTTCTTATGGCGGCTTTTCTTATTAGCCTAATTTGGTCTTACAACATTAAAAAAATAGCGTTTGGATCTTTACCGGACAGGCTATTTTATTCTGCCGGCGCTGCGCTTGGTAGCGTTTCGGGCCTTTACCTTTCAAAAAACATACTCGATATCTTAAACTGAACTATGCAATACTTTGGAGGTAAACACCGAATAGCTAAAGAACTGGCTAAAATAATTAATGCGTATCTACAGGAACCCGGGGCTAAATATGTGGAGCCGTTCTGCGGGGCGCTGAACGTAACGCAATGGATTAACCCTAAAGCTGAACGGCTGGCGTGCGATTTTAACCTAGATCTTATCCTGTTGTACCAAGCAATTCAAAACGGCTACGAGCCGCCAGGCGAGGTAAGCGAGGCGAGATACAAAGAGCTTCAAGAGGGTTTGTTTTCGTCTGCGGAGCGCGGCTTTGTAGGGTTTGCCTGTAGTTTTGCAGGAGGCTTTTTTAAAGGTTACGCTAGAGGTAGAGGTCATAATTTCGCAGATATAGGGAAGCGTGGCCTAGCTAAAAAGTTTGAGAACCTAGACGGCGTGGAGTTCAGGCGGGCTAACTTTCTACTGGCTAACTATTCCGGTTGTGTTATTTACTGCGACCCACCCTACTCCGGGACAACGGCCTACAGCACCGGTAAGTTTGACAGCGCGGCGTTCTGGCAGAAGGTCCGGGAGCTTAGCGCGGACAACCTTATATTTATAAGCGAGTACAACGCGCCTGATGATTTTATAGAGGTCTGGCGAAAAGAGGTGAACGTAAACATCACAGTAGCCGGGAAAGCTGAAAAGCGTATAGAAAAACTTTACACTTATATTTAAACTTTATTTGATTAATCATTAAACTTTCTTTACATTTGAGTTCACAATTTAACTAATTACTTATGAAACCATTACCAAAATTACACTTAGTTCCTACCGACAAAGACCTCAGGGGTTGGAGCAACTTCATTCAAATTACTGAAAAGTATATCCAGGTTAGCGATGGCCACATGATTATCCGCTACCCTTCTAAAAACTGGTTTGGTGAAGCGCTGGGAGCAGATTCAAACTTCGCCGTAGATCCTAAGCAGTGGAAGGCGCTGACCGCCTCAAACGTTAAGAGCGTAGAGGTTGACCTGGCAAAGAATAACCTTATCGGCCTTATGAAGAACGGTACGCTGGTTTACGTTCCAATCTTGGAGGTAGATAAACTGGACTGGAAGTTTCCTGACTTTCAATCTGTTTGGCCTTTGGACGACTCGCCAGTAGTGCAGATCGGTTTTAACGCTAAACTAATGGCTAAACTTTGCAGCGTCTTGGAAGGGCCGCTAAAGTTTGTTTTTAGTGGCGAAAAGCGGGGCGCTAGGGTGTTTGAAACTAGCGGAGAAAACGAGGGCGAGGCTGTAATTATGAGCTGTAAAATAGATTAACTATGAAACTTACCGAAACACTGGAAAAACTAAGCGTCGAGATCAAGGCGCTTGACGAGCAAATCGCTGACGTCATCAAGGCGGTGACCGAAAACCACGTAGCCGAAATAAAGAAGATCCGTATGACCTACGCGGCGGCTATCGAGAAAGGCCGGGAGGCAAACGAAGCCGAAACGAAGGAACTTGAAACGGCGCTGCGGTTGGCGGAAGAAGAGGCTTCGGAATACGAAGAAGCACTTGAAGAAGCGCAGGAGTTAGGCGATAAAGTTGACGCCGAAACACTAGGCGTTTTGGACACCTCAACCCTGTCGCAGCGGCTTCTTTTTGAGAAGATCGAAGCCAACTGGGGGCAATTAAGTTACTCGCAAATTGAACTGCTTGAAAGCGTTTTAGACGGAAATGTTAACTACCTGTAATGCAAAACGCGACAATTTTAATCAAAGGGCCTAAGAGGCATGAAGTTTTTAAGGAGCTTTTAATTAATTTTAATAAGCCTAATGTTAAAATTAACTTAATTATAACCGGTGAAGAGCAGACCGCCTTCATATTTTCGCCAGAAATGGCGTTGGAGGTTAAAACCCAGATTTTATAAAAAATCAGGATATTGCATTTCATAACTGCAAAAATGCATTTCATGTTCAAAAATGGCAACAAAAATACCCTTTGTTGCCATCTTTGTTGCCACTGTAAGGTGTTGATAATCAGCATACTTATACACTACTCTAATAATAAACAATAATGTGTGGAGTTTTGTAAAGTAGTAAGGGGTGTACGCTTTTTTGTGAGGGCCATAAAAAAAAGCACACACCCCCTAGGCCACTACGAAAGTTTGTAATTCTTTGTTACTTGTTGCCAAGTGGTCTAAACTATTTGACAGTCAGCGAGTTAACGTGGCAACAAAGGTGGCAACAAAGGAAAGTTGTGTTGCCATTTTTCAACATGAAATGCATTAACTTATATTCAAAATACGTTTAAAGACTTTATTCACCTTTTACGTATAAAGTTCTTTGTTGCCAAGCACATAATTTCACTATATTTATATAAAAAAAACATGGGAGCGCCTAAAGGAAATGAGTACTGGAAAGCTAGATTATTTAGCGGTCGTTCGAAGATGTACGAAACGCCTGAGGCCTTAGCCGATGCCATAGCGGGCTACTTTAACGACGTCGACGAAAACCCGTTATATGAGACGCAACTCGTCAAGGTTAAAGGCGCAGGCGGCACGGAAACGGTTAAGAGTTTCAAGCGTAAGTTACCACGTTGCACGACAATGGCCGGGCTATGTACTTGGCTAGATTTAACCCTAAACGCATTTAGAGACTATGAAGAGCGAAAAGAATTTGTTAATGTCGTAGCGCACGCTAGGCAAATAATGTACGAACGCAAGCTAGAAGGCGCAGCGGCGGGCATCTATAACCCTTCAATTATTGCGCGCGACTTAGGCTTAACCGAAAAGTCAGAGCAGACAGTCATTCAGGAACAGCCGCTATTTAGCCTAGATCCTGACAAGCCCGCAAATGAGTAGCACACAGGCTGCCGAAGGCTTCCAGGTCACTACAGCTATACGCAAACTGTCAAAGCTCACAGCGAGAACGCGTATAGTGCCGGGAGGCACTTCGGCGGGCAAGACGTTCGGCATACTGCCACTACTCATTAACAAAGCGGCAAGCGTTCCGGGGCTATCCATATCCGTAGTATCGGAAAGCATACCGCATTTAAAGAAGGGCGCTATTAAGGACTTCCAGAAGATCATGAAGACCACGAAGCGCTGGCATGATTCGAGGTACAACAAGACCGACCGGGTTTACGCCTTTGCAAACGGGTCTTATATCGAGTTCTTTAGTGCGGACAGCGAAGGCCGGGTTCGTGGTCCGCGTAGGGATATACTTTATATTAATGAGGCGAACAACCTAATATTTGACACCTACTACCAGCTAGCGATTAGAACAGCGCAAACAGTCTGGCTTGACTTTAACCCGTCCAATGAGTTTTGGGCTCATACCGAACTACTGAGCGACGAAGACGCCGCCTGGCTTACGTTAACCTACGCGGACAACGAAGCGCTGGCGCCGGCAATCGTTAAGGAAATCGAGAAGAACAGAACTAAAGCGTTCTATGATGAGTGGCTACCCGGCGAAGCGTTGTTTGCCGAACTAAACATAAAGTCTAGCTATTGGGCTAACTGGTGGAAGGTTTACGGCTTAGGCCAGCTAGGTAGTTTGGAGGGCGTTATATTCTCGAACTGGTCAATAATAGGAGGCATACCGGCGGGCGCTAAGTTGTTAGGGTATGGGCAGGATTTTGGGTTTACAAGCGATCCGGCAGCGACCGTGGCGGTTTATTCGCATGACGGTAAGATAGTGCTTCACGAGTTAATCTATAAGCGCGGACTAATTAACGCGGAGCTAGTCAGAGAATATAAGCGGGTAGGCGTTAACCCTAGTTTTCCGGTATGGGCAGACAAAGCTGAACCTAAGTCAATAAAGGAGATTAGCGGTTACGGTTTTAGAATAGACGGAGCAGACAAAGGGCCAGACAGCGTAAACTTTGGTATTGATTTACTACAAGGCTATAGCATACTCGTTACGTCTGAAAGCACTAACCTAATAGCGGAGCTAAGAACTTACACCTGGGAGAAGGACCGCAAGACTGGTAAGAATACCAACGCACCGAAGGACGCCAACAACCACGCGATTGACGCGGTGCGCTATTTAGCCGTTATGCTGTTAACTAACTATCAACCTAATTATAAAGGAAAAGGACATGGCAAAATCAAAAAGCCAACCAAAGCGCAATTTTATAAAGACATGCTTTAGCCAGGTCACCGTGGAGGATCTACTATCAATCGAAAAGCATACGCCGCGCCAAGTCATACAGGCGCTTAGCAGCCTAACCGCTGAAGAAGTTAGTAAGCTAAGCAGCGAAGAAGTTTTAACACTTTACGAATTAGTTAGCTATATTGACGACCTTAACGAGGTAGGCGCCGTTCTGCCGTTGAACTTTAACCCGCCGCCGGTTGACGTAGCGGGCGGTACGTTCGAACAAGCGGAGCGCGCTAAGATTAAAGCGGCTGAAAACAAAGCGCCGTACCGGCTATTTTTGGACTTGGTGAGCATATACCACGGACCGGACTATTTAACCGGCGCAGCGGCGCCCGCCGTAGCCCTAGGCGCGTTGATCTATGAAGACCTAACTAAATTACTTGACCGGTTCAAAGACCTTGCAGGCGAAAAACCTACAGACGAAGAAGAAGAAGCCGGCATTGAAGCGCTGCACACCTTTGGGCCGTACGGCATCTGCGAAAGTATCGCTTCGAAATACAGCGTTCGACCTTACGAGGTCTTCGCCTGGACGGCTGAAGAAGTGTACTTGGAGCTAACCTATCAGTTGGCTAAAAGCCGGTATCAGGATAACTTGCGATCCATAGAAAAGCGAAAAAACCAAAGCGGTAAAAAATAAATATTAAACTTTGTTTGATTATTCGTTAAAGTTTGTTTACATTTATATCATAGCAATTCAGCTATCCAAAAACAGACAAACTATGAAAGCTCTTACTCTACCGGTTACCACTTCAGTAAAAAACATATCAGGCTTAACAGGTGCCCAAATATGGGATTCTGCAAAAACGTTCAAAGCTGTTATCGAGGGAGAAATAACCCTAATAACTCTTAGATTTTGCAGACCTTCAGTACAGACCGAAAAAGGCGACAACGTCTTTATGCAAGTTTCGCACTCGGAGATTTTTAAAATACTGGAAAGCGCCTCCCGGCTTTTCGCTTGGGAGCCTTCAGAAAACGGAGACTACCAATATACAGAACTAGTAAGAATTTAACCTAAGCCCTCCGGGGTTTATTTTTTTTTTTAAGTCTCCACGTATTACGGCTTTTAATCTTTATATTGGCGGGCAATATGGCAAACTATAAGAACGTAGTTAACAAGTGTAGAGCCGCAACGCCGGTCGATATTAGGTTTATTCACGGGCGGCTGATAGACTTTACGCGGGGGTATACTGGGACCTATCCACTAGTCACGCTTCTACCGTTCACGATCAACGACGCCCGCAGCACGCCAGACAATATCTTCGACAGCGCTAATCTAGTTTTAGGGTTCTGGAAAGAAGACCGACCGGACACCACACCGGAAGAACGCGAAGCGCTT